AATTATGCGTGAAGAACTTGATAATGCTCTATGTGTAAAGTATCCTAAAATCTTTGCACAACGAAACCTACCTATGAATGAAACCGCTATGTGTTGGGGTTTCTGTTGTGGTGATGGTTGGTATGATATTCTCGATTCTTTGTGTAATCAGATTCAACACCATATTGACTGGAAACAGGAACAAAAAGAGAAATACAATCGTGGTGAAGGTTGTGCTCAAGTAGTAGCGGTGCAGGTCAAAGAGAAATTTGGAGGCCTGCGCTTCTACTATGATGGTGGTGATGATGTGATTGATGGCATGGTTCGCATGGCCGAATCTTGGGCATCCAGAACTTGTGAAACCTGTGGTGATAAAGGTGAACACCGAGTGATTGGTGGATGGCATTATGTTGCATGTGACAAACATGCTCGAAAGGAAAATGATGACGATTTATCTGAATGATGACCGAGATTATTCTGAAGTAATTGAAGGTTGGGTGCGTGAGTTTATTTGCACCATGGATGATGGTCGTTTAGAACCGGGTGATGCATCTGGTGATGCACCATTTGGCGTGAAAATCATCTTTGATGGTTATGGTTACGATGAAGAAACCGATGAAGAAAATGCAAACGAAAACATGATGAGTTTTGCGGTGTTCATTCACAAGAATTCATTGGATGAAGAATTTCCTCCACACGAATTGACACCATGGGCATTGATTCATCGACCAAAAGAAGAAGTTTGTATTTGGGTATGGTATGATGTTGAGAATGATGAAGTTGATATCATACCCTTTGAAGATAACAATTCTACCGAACTTGACCATGAGTTTGTTACCGAATTGATTTTCGAAATCGACAAAAGAGACCGAGGCGAATAATGGATATTTGCCTCATTTTTATCGCTACTTGAACTATAATAGATATATTATGATAATTTTCGACTTCAATCAAGTAGCAATCTCAAATCTGATGGAACAAATCGGTAGTTCAAAGACTGCCGTAGATGAATCGTTGGTTCGCCATATGATTCTAAACACCATCAGAACATATGTAAAGAAATTCAAAGAATCTCATGGACCTGAAGTTGTCATTGCTTGTGACAATAAAAACTACTGGCGCCGTGAAATCTTTCCACATTACAAGGCAGGTCGTAAGAAAGCTCGTGAAGCATCTGGTCACGATTGGTCGACTATCTTTGATTGCCTCAATAAAATTCGTGATGAATTGCGTGACTATTCTCCATACAAGGTAATTTCAGTTGATACTTGTGAAGCGGATGATATCATTGCAACCTTGGTTCAAAAACATTCTTCAACACAAAAGATAATGATTTTGTCCTCTGACAAAGACTTTGCACAATTGCAGAAGTTTCCAAATGTTGAACAATTTTCACCTATTCTAAAGAAGTTCATTAAAGAACCTCTGCCTGCCGCACAATTGAAACAAATGATTATTCGTGGTGACAAAGGTGACGGCATTCCAAATATTCTTTCAATGGATGATGTGTTTGTTACTGGTGGTCGCCAGAAACCAATCACAGAAGCAAAGATTATTAATTGGATGAATCAAGAAGCAAAAGAATTTTGTAACGAAGAAATGTTGCGTAATTATTCTCGCAACGAAACTCTAATTGATTTGACGAAGATTCCACAAAGATTGGTGGATGAAATACTACATACATATGAGAACGCAAAAGGCCATTCAAAACAACAGTTTATGAATTACATGATTGCGAACCGTCTCAAAAACCTAATTGAAGTGATTGATGAATTCTAATGATTGAAGCTAGACTATTTTCAGAAATTTTCGAAGAATTTGAACGGGCTGAATCCAGAGCCGATAAGATTGCAGTTCTACGAAAATATTGGCACCCAAAACTGCAAGAGTTTTTGGAATACGCCTTTAATCCCAATATCCATTTCGATGTGATACCTCCAAAAACTTGGAGACCTGCCATTGAACCGCCTGGTTTGAATGTCACATATCTTGATTTGGAAATCCCAAAACTATATCGGTTCATCAAAGACCATCCACATCGGTCTGGTAACTTAGAACCAGAAAAACAAACAAAACTTTTAAAAGTTGTTTTAGAATCTTTACACCCATCTGAATCAGAATTGTTATTGAAACTGATTAAGAAAAATTTGGGTGTTAAAGGACTTACAGTTAAAATTGTTCAAGATGCAATGTCTGGGAAGTAATTATGAAAGTTGCGGTTGTTACGCCAACAATTGGTAGTATTCACCTGTCTCAATGTGTGGAATCCGTTGATTCTCAAACTTATGAAGATTTAACGCACTACATTTTTATTGATGGTGAAAAAGAGCATGGTAATAAAGTGTGGCATCAACTTGAAGGTGCCACTAAAGTTAAAACTGTTCGACTAGAAGAAAATGTTGGCAAAGGATGGTATGGTCACCGTGTTTATGCGGCCTGTTCATTCTTGGTCAATGCCGATATCATCTGTTACTTGGATGAAGATAATTGGTTTGACGCTTGCCATGTGACAAAGTTGGTTAACAAAATTCAAGAAGGAAATGATTGGGCTTTTTCTTTAAGGAAAATTTATGATAAAGAAGGAAATTATCTTTGCGAGGACAATTGTGAATCGCTTGGAAAATGGCCTGTTTATTTTAATGATGAAGTGTTCCATGTGGACACCTCATCTTTTGCCGTTAAGCGTGATGTTGCAGTCCGTATAGGACAATCATGGTACGGTCAATGGGGTGCCGATAGACAATTCTTTCATAATATTCGACACCATTTTCCCAAATATGATTGCACTGGTGCTCACACCATGTGTTATCGTTTGGATGGTAACGAAAACTCTGTCAATAAAGATTTCTTTACTGAAGGTAATGAAATGCAAAGACAGAAATATAATGGTGAATTTCCATGGAACTCTACGAAGAAACATGTCCAGATACTCGAACCGATTATGATTGGGCCGGGGATTCAGTTAGTATGAAAACAGCATTGATTACAGGTGTCTCAGGATACCTTGGTTCGCATTTGGCGAAAGCACTAAAACAATCTGGTTGGAAAGTTGTTGGTGTGGATATTCAACATACCACAAATCAATATGTCGACCTTTTTCATCCATGCAATGTAAATGATGCAGAATCACTACATCTTCTTTTTGATAGAGTGAATATTGATGTGGTGTTTCATTTGGCAGGAAGAATTGAGGTTGGTGAATCAGTAAAATATCCAACAGTCTTTTGGCATAACAACACCGCAGGAACAAACACACTATTGGATGTGATGACCTATTGGGGTGTAAGAAACATTGTATATTCTTCAACGGCAGGTGTTTACAGTTCTAAAGCCGAAGCATTGAAAGAAACCGATGAAGTGAATCCGATGAACAACCCATACGCAGGAAGTAAGTATGCTGCGGAGTTGGCAATTCGTCAATCTGGTATCAATCATATCATCTTTAGATATTTTAATCTCGCAGGTGCTGACCCTGAGAACGAAATGGGTGAGTGCCATGAACCAGAGACACATCTGATTCCACGAATTCTCCAAAATCTAAATAATTTCACTATTTACGGGAATGACTACGATACTCCTGATGGTACTTGTGTGAGAGATTATGTTCATGTCAGCGATATTGCTGATGCACATGTTCTTGCTGCTAAGTATTTGACAGAGGGTGGTGATTCTCAGATTCTTAATTTAGGAACGGGCAGAGGTTATTCGGTACAAGATATTGTTAACCTGGTTAAGAAAATAACCGGGGAAGAAGTTAAATATCGGTATGAGTCCAGACGGGCAGGTGACCCTCCGTTTCTGTTTGCCGATGTTTCTTTAGCCGAAAAAGTATTGACTTACCGACCGAAACATGATATAGTCTCCATTATTCAGACCGCATATAATTGGCAAACAAGAAATGACAATCCCTAAAATCCATGACATGGCGCTTGGCGCCGATGACCTCATTGGTCTTGGTTTACTCAAAAGTCACATCCATGTTCTGCATGGCGATATCGATGAAGATAATATCGCTGATGCAATCAAGTGGGTTATCTTTGAGAACACCGATGACCGAGAAAAAGTCCTAACTCTTTATATCAATTCAACAGGCGGAAGTCTGTGTGATGCATTTGCATTGATTGATATTATGCGTAACTCAAAACATCCTATTCAAACCATTGGCATGGGTAGTGTTATGTCGGCAGCATTTATGATTTTTGTTGCTGGCACAAAAGGCCATAGGTATCTCGCAAAGAACACCAGTATTCTTTGTCACCAATTTTCAGAAAACACCGAAGGTAAGTATCACGACCTTAAAGCTTCTTTGAAAGAAAGTGAGAACATGAATTCTCGTATGGTTGAACTTATCAAAGAATGTACCGATTTATCCACTAGAGTTATTAAGACCAAGCTTCTGCCGCCAAGTGATGTTTGGTTGACTGTGGATGAAGCACTAGAACTTGGCATTGCAGACCATATCCTTTGAGGAGGTTCACTAAAAACCAAAATGTTAGGTGGAAAAAAAGTTTATAAAACTGTCAGGACGAAGTATAAAAAACAAGAAGATGAAAATCCTTATCCCAAAAACAAAAAGAAGCACCATGACAAGTCAACATATCGAATGTTGAAGCAACAACAGAAAGAAGATTATGTCGTATAGAGACCTATTACTCAAACAAATCGGTGAACTGGAAAGAAAAATCGCTGAAGCACAAGGCGACAAATTGCAATTGGAAAAAGAATTGCAAAAATTGAAAGTTGCGGAGTTTGAGGAAGATATGCGAGAATCAAGCGACCAGCGCCTACTCAAAGGTTAGTGAACACTAACATGGTGTTGTAAAAAAACAACACCAGCACTTGACAATTCCATCCTTCCGTGATAGGATGGAACAATGATGAAAATTGTCAAAGAAATCACGGTATGGAACGGTATTGAATACCGACCTCCGAACCACACTTATCTCCTAAATTCAAAAAATCAAATTGTCGCTTTTGCAAAATGGCACAGCGATGAAATTGATGAATTAAAATCCAGAATTGTCCTTGATAAACGATACCGCAAATTCGTTGAGGACAATCATTCTGGTTTATCTAAACTAATCCCAAAATACAGTTCCGAAAATATACCCGAAGAAAAACAGGAAGAATTTAAACCTGTTTATGAAAGAACCTTCAAGGTAAAATCTAAAGGAAAAGAATACATTGTCGGCTTTGCAAATAACCAATTAACCTGTTCCTGCATCGGATTTGGTTATCGTAGGAAGTGCAAACATGCTGATGTTGTAAAAAAACAACACTTTCCGAGCGTGTAGGCATCTGCTGGTTGACAATTCGGCAGATATGGTATACAATGATTCCATAATGATTGAGAAAGGTTACAAAATGACTGATTTTGAAAAGAATTGCTACGGTATGACCGAGTCCCAAATTCGTGAGCAATATCTGAATTCGCTTACGGTTCGGTTGTCTGGTGTTGAAATGCTTGTTGCTGGCATTTTGTCTGATTGTCAGGAAATGTTGGAAATGGGATATGACAAAGATTCTATCCGCAAGCAATTGAACATTGCCAAATTTTGTTTGTTTGAAACTCAAGAAGCAAAGGAAACGGTATGAGCAAGATGAATGATTTTGTGGTGACCTCTGTGGTCAATAATTTGATTAATATGTCCGATTCGGACTTGCAGAAGGTTGCGATTCTGTTGGCGAATTTTCCCAACGGCGAAAAGTTGGCAGACCTGATTGGTTTTGCCCTGTTTGATAAAAGTGTGGTTGCTGATGAAGTGGAGGTTGTATGATTAGAACGATTCTAGGTTTCTTTTTAGTATTTGGTGCCGTTGGCGGTATGGATGCCCAACCTCTTGCTTCTAATGCCGTATTTGCCTCACAAATTATTATGGCAGTGATAGGATTGGCACTAATGTATTTTGGCACCAAAAAACTTTCGCAAGAATGATTATCTATACCCATCAAAAATCCAAGAAGCGCAAACCAAATGCGAAACAGCGTGAGCTTGCTCGTGATTGGGAAGAATTGCTCAAAAAGTATGAGACTAAAAAACCTCTCAAAGTGAGTGCTTCTACAAAATCGTATGTATCGCCAAAACCATTTATTCGGGAAACACCAAAGTATCCTAGTTTGAATAGTCCTGGTGGTTCTTGCACAAAACCAATTCATGGTAAAGTCTATACAGGCACCGCCATGAAAGGTATTGGTACTTTGCACAAATCTAATGCCGTGCCTATTTTCACGGATGAAGAAGCCAAAGACCAAGCGGCCATGCGTAGATAAAAGTATTACAAATCAATAGGTTAGCAGATGTTGTTTTTTCGCAACAAATCGTTCCTAGGCTGGTTGACAATTCGGCAGTTTGCTGATATAATAGTCCTATGATGATGAGAAAGGCAGTTATATTATGAATTTACTATCTACTGGAAACCCTAAGGTCTTGAAAGGTCTGAAGCAAGGTTTTAATACTTACATTATGCACCTTGCACCAGCCAATCTTTCTGGTTATGAAACCTGTCCTAAACGGACTGCCGGTTGCACCTCTGCTTGTTTGAATACTGCTGGTCGTGGTGGTATGTTTAAAAAAGGCGAAACCACTAACGCTATTCAAAAAGCTCGTATTCGCAAAACCAAAATGTTTTTCGAAAATCGTACCGAGTTTTTTGCACAATTGGTAAAAGATATTGAATTGGGTATCAAGCAAAGTGCCAAAAAAGATTTGATTCCTGTTTTTCGTTTGAATGGTACAAGCGACCTCTCATTTGAAAAGTATGAAGTGGTTCGTAATGGTAAATTGTTCCGTAATATTTTCGCTGCATTTCCTGAAGTCCAATTCTATGACTACACCAAAATTCTTGGTCGTAAAGTGAATGAGATTTCCAATTATCATTTGACCTTTAGTGCTGCTGATGGTAATGATATTGATGTGGCAAAAGCAATTGCACAAGGTTATAATGTTGCAACGGTGTTTGGTTTGAAAAAGACTGAAGCAATGCCTGAATCTTACATGGGTCGTCCTGTGTTTAATGGTGATGAATCTGATTTGAGATTCCTTGACCCGAAAGGTGTTGTGGTTGGTTTGTATGCCAAAGGTAAAGCGAAAAAAGATACCTCTGGTTTTGTGAAATATCCTACTATTATGTTGAAAGCTGCTTAATGATTACGATTGATATTAAAGAACAATATGACCAACGCCATGGTGGTCCTTTTGACCGTGGTGCCTGTGACAGTTATTATAATCGTCCGTATCGACCACATTTCTTCCGTGGTGACACCTATCAAAGTGAAGAAGTGGTTGCTTTGACCAGTAAAGAACTTGAAGCATACAATGCAGGTTATGAATACAATGAACAATTTGGTGATAAGAAAGATTGGGGTTAAAAATGACAATTCGTGATAAAATTGATTCTGGTTCTATTGTTATTGACCTGACAGGTCCTGAAGGAAATGCATTTGCTCTGATGGGTTATGCTAGTCGATTGGCTCGCCAACTTGGTCTGGATGCAAAACAAATTGTGGCAGAAATGCGAAGTGGTGACTATGAAAACCTCGTTAATGTTTTCGATAGTTATTTTGGTGATTATGTGATTTTGGAGAAGTAAAATGGGAACTCGTAGCTTGACTTTTGTTTACGATGGTGACAAACCGATGATTAACATGTACCGTCAATTCGATGGTTATCCTTCTGGTCACGGAAGTGAATTGGCAGAATTTTTGACACCAATGCAAGTGATTAATGGCATCGGTTCAGAACAAAACAAAGTTGGTCGTTTTGCAAATGGCATGGGTTGTCTTGCCGCACAAATGATTGCACATTTTAAAAATAGTGTTGGTGGGTTCTATATTCATCCTGTTACCGATACTGATTGTTGGCAAGATTATGAATACCATGTTTTTGAAGATAAAGTAGTTGTGAAAAATCCTACTGAAGTGATTTTTAGTGGTGATTGGAACAAGTTTAGAGAATATTGCGTAGAAGGTGATGAATGATTTTGAATTTACTTGATTTCAGTTCGCCTGGTTTTTCATCCGTATATAAGGGCATACCAATGACCAAATATACACCAAAAACCAGGAAGTTGATTCGCTCTGTTGTTGGGCAACCTGTGCGATTCAAGTTCCGTGGACCTCGTCCACAAAAGTATGGCCGCTCGGCACATACCCGTCAATGTGGTTGCCTAAAAGAAGATGCGGTAACATTTTCGGTATACTTGCGATAAGGTACTTGACAATTGTTCCGTGATGTGTTATACTGTTGTTTCTAAATTGATAAAAGGAGTTTTATATTATGGCTCGTGGTAAATCTGATAAACTTGCACCGTTTCAAAAACTGATGACCGTTATGGCATCTGGCAAAGCGGTAACCGTTGATGAAATCGATGCTACTCTAGGCAAAGAGATTCACATGTACCGTCTTTCAACCTATATCTGGTTGATGAAAACTAATGCCAATGCTGTGGTCAAAGCAATCAAGAATGGTCGCAAAATCACCGCATATCAAATCGTCAATGTCGCTGATGTTAAAGACTATTTGAAACGCATTGGTGCTACAACTTTCACACCTGGTCAATCGCAAAAGATTGTCAAGGCTAAGACCAAGGCTGCACCTGCACCTAAGGTCGCTAAACTGAAAGACTTGAAAGCGGCACCTGTTGCTGAAGAAGTGACAGAAGAAGTTATGGAAGTAACCGAAGTTACTGACAAAGAAGCTGCGTAATGATTTCAAAAATGGGGGAGTTGCGAGACTCTATGGCGAGCAGTCAGTCTGGTTTAACTAGCAGTCAGTCTCATATAGGCAGAGTCCGCTCATTCTTAAACAACAGCGACTATCGGGAGATAGCCAGCGTGCCCCTTATAATTGATATCATTTTAAAATTATGACAAACGATGTTTTTGAGTATCTAAAAAGTAGGCGTGAGTTCAAACTCAGCCACAAGATTTGGCAAAAAAGATTGTTTGACCCATCGAATAAAGATGATGTTCAGGAATACAAATACTTTCTGGAAAACAATAGATGGAAAGAAAGATGCCCATTCATTTTAGAATGGCCGCATTTGACGATTACAGATATGATTCGAACACAATTGATTGAACATTATATTGATGATATGGTGAATGATGCAAAACAAAGAAAATGAAATTTTACTTATTGCACAGGAAGAATGTGCAGAAGTAACACAAGCGATTAGTAAAGTTTTTCGATTTGGTTTTGATTCTGTCCACAATGACAAAACAAACAAACAAAGGTTAGAAGAAGAAATTGGCGACCTGATGTGTATGTTTCAGTTGATGGACGAAAAAGAACTAATTGATTGGACCAGAGTTTCTGTTGCAGCTTCAATGAAAAGAGAGAAGTTGAAAAAATGGTCTGACATTTTCGATAAAGAACCGGAAATACACTAATGAATTGGGTATTGGTCATCTGGTTGGCATCTTCAAACAATTACACCATCTACGAAAAATTTGATTCGCAAGAAGCTTGTCTTTCAAAACAAGTGACTGTGACTAAAGCATTGAACCAGGCGGATTCTAAAATGAAAACGGAATGCCGAACAAGAAAACCTGGTGATGTATTTCGTAAAGGTGAAGTGACGGTTACAAGGTACATACTACGATGATTAATTACCTCAAATATAGTGGCGCTTCTGTTACAATAACAATTAACCCGTATCATTGGCGATACATGCCAATGCTATACAAAGACACTACCGATTGGAATGATGAGACACATTGTTTCTCGTTCCTATTTTTGACATTGAGAATTTGGATTGACAACGGAGATTGGTGATGAAATATTATAGTGAATTGTCGGACATTGAAACGCAAATCATTCGCTTGAGTTCTATGTCAAGCGTGTTGCGTGTAATTTCTATTGGTGCTGAACAAGCAAATGATGAAGATGTGCGAAATGCACTTTGGTACATTGAAGGTTCGATTGAGAACATCCACGATTGTCTCAATGCACGATTTAATGAATTGTGGGAAGCAGTTCGTGAAGATGATATTGCACCTGAAGAAAAACATCAAGGTGGTATGAAAAAGAAAAAAATGATGACTGATAGGGACCTGCCATGAACATATTTTATCTTGACCGACATCCAAAAACCTGTGCAGAAATGCACCTGGATAAACATGTGGTCAAGATGATTATTGAATATGCTCAACTCATGTCAACCGCACACCGTGTTCTTGACGGTGAAGAATATTATGACTTAACCGCAAACAATCGTAAAATCAAAAGATGGCGATTGAAAGATGACCGTGAAGCAAAACTAATGAAGGCTTCACATGTCAATCATCCATCAGCGGTATGGGTCAGACAGTCAAAAGAAAATTATACTTGGCTGTATCAAATGTGGGTGTGTCTTTTGCGTGAATATACTTTTCGTTATGGTAAAACTCATGCGTGTGCTAGGTTAATTGATGTTCTTGCGGAGATACCCCACAACCTACAAGAGAAATTATTTACAGAACCTACACCTGCAATGCCAGATGAATGTAAAATTGCCGGTGACTCTCTTGCATCGTATCATAAATATTACATTGAACGAAAAGTAGGTTTTGCAAAATGGACAAAGCGACCAGTACCTACCTGGTTCGCAACTGCTGTGAGTGATAATGCCAACATACGAATTTCTTAATACAGAAACAGGTGAAGAATTTGAAGTCTTAATGAAGATTTCAGAGCGTGAAGAATATCTAAAAAACAATCCACACATTCAACCACTACTCTCTGCACCCGCTTTAGTGTCGGGTGTTTCTACTTCAAACTCCAGAACTGGTCGTGTGCCATCTGGTTTCAATGAAGTTCTTTCCAAAGTTGCAGAAGCACACCCAACATCAAAGGTTGCTCAGAGACACGGTAAAAAATCTATCAAACAAATTAAGACAGAACAAATTGTCAAAAAACATCTAGGATAACCAAAGTGAATTTCAACCATGTAAAACTAGATGCCTTAAATTTTGAACTAGAATCTGTAACTACCGAGAGTGGTCGAACATATAAAACACCGAGTGGTAAAGAGTATCCATCTATCACTACGGTACTATCTTCATACAACAAGAAAGCGCTTTTCGAATGGCGTCAAAGAGTTGGTGAAGAGGAGGCGAATCGGGTAGCTCGTAAAGCATCCAATCGTGGCACCAAGTTGCACAATACTGTTGAAAATTATTTGCTCAACGAAATGTCACCTGTTCAAATGCATACGATGATGCCAGATACTAAGGAGTTATTCCTTAAACTAAAACCTTTTTTAGATACACATGTAAGCAACATTTATGGCATCGAACAACCCTTGTTTAGTGACGAACTACGCCTCGCAGGAAGGTGTGATTGCATCGGTGAATGGGATGGAAAAATCTCAATCATTGACTGGAAGACCGCAAATCGTCCCAAAGAAAAGTCCCAAATTGCCAATTATTTTATGCAGGCCTCAGCATATGCAGAAATGTTCGGAGAACGAACAGGACTCACCATCGACCAAATCGTAATCGCCATCGCAGTTGAAAATGAAGAACCCCAAATTTTCATTGAAGAAAAGTCTAAATATCTACCTGAATTAAAAAATTATATCGGCAAGTATTGGGATAAAGCTTGACTTTTTCTTTGATACAAGATATAATTATCAGTATTCGTTGAAGTTGTTTGAAAGTTGTTGTGGACGGCGGTGCAAATCCGCCCACCTCCACCAAAAGCACATTAGTATGAAGGTCAGGAAATACTGTATTGTGAGTTCCTAGGACTCTTGTTCACCGCAATACCTTGAATGTGCTTTTGGTGGGGGTGTTATAGATTCGACATGGCAATAATTAAAACAATGGAGAATCGTCAGACAAGGCGTAAAAATCAAAATAAAATAAATGCAAATGACGAAAGTTATGCATTAGCGGCCTAAACGCTGCTTAGGGTTTCGGTGAGTTCCTCGTAACAGAATACTCACCACTTATAAGGATTTCTATGAATCACAAAAAAAAGAAACCTAAAAATGCTCGTGCAGGTTGTTTGATGTGTAAACCAAACAAGATGAACGGATGGAATAAAGACAAACTTGGACACACCGGGTTTGGTAAGTTAAAAGATGTGGCACATTCTAAGGATGATTTGAAAAGTGAAAGTTTATATTAACAAGTATAAAGACCATTGGATTAGTCCTTACACAATCATCGACTATGCCTTCTTTTGGACTGATTGGTCAAAATGCAGTCGTAAGAAAGGTATCCCAAGCCTTGAAGATGAAAAAAACTATGTTGAACATCCTGAGTGGGTTGAAAAGGCAACAGATTATTTGACACCAATTAGTCGTGCAATTCAATGGGTGTGGGATAAAGTTGACCGCAAGATTGACTATGTGAAAATTGACCGTTGGGATACTTGGTCGATGGACCACACATTGTCTTACATCATTCTTCCAATGTTAAAACAGTTGAAGGAAGATAAACATGGCGCACCTTTTGTTGATGATGAAGATGTTCCAGAAGAATTGAAATCAACATCGGCACCACCAAAAGAAAATGAATATGACACCGATGCGAACCATTTCAAAAGATGGGATTATGTCCTTGATGAAATGATTTTTGCATTTGAACACAAGGTCGATGATTCTTGGGAAGATGCGTACCGTTCAGGTAACATTGACACTATTTGGGTACCTGTTGATGCAAAAGGTAATGAAGTTCCAAAAGGTGAACACAAATATTACCAGATGAAAAATGGACCTAATCACACCTACGAATGTGACTATGATGCGATTCAAAAAGTCCATGATAGAATGAAGAATGGATTCCGTCTATTTGGTAAGTATTATGAAGCATTGTGGGATTAAAAACCACTAAATAAAAGACTGGCATCACACACTTAGCCAGTAAACACACTTAACACACAGGAGAAGTAAAATGTCAAATATGACACCGTTCGAGATTCGCCTTGAACTACTAAAAATGGCGAAAGACATGCTTGAGCAAGATTATTATGCCAAGCGTGAACAAGTTAGCAACGAATATGCCACCAAGTGCGAAGTTGCTAAAATACATGGTAGTGAAATCCCGGCACACCCAGGTTTTGCACCATATCCAGTCGAAGCTGATATCATTGCCAAAGCGCAAGTATTAAACGGCTTCGTTTCACAAATCCCAAACTCTACACAAGAAAAGACTAGCAAAAAGTCCACCTGATGGGATCGGGCCGTGGATACTTGTATCTGCGGTCCTTAACTTTAAGGAGAATTATGCAAGTTCGCATTTTATTCACTCTCGTTATTGTAACAATCATTTTAGGTTTTAGTGTTGCAATAGCAAATCATCAACCTAATATGCCATACAAAGCATATTATAACAATTTAACGGCAGAAACTAAAAAACAAATTGAGTGTCTTGCCGAAAACATTTATTTTGAAGCCGGTTATGAACCTCAACAAGGTAAAGTTGCCGTTGCTTTCGTGACACTTAATCGTGTAAAGAGCAAACACTTTGAAAATGATATTTGTGGTGTCGTAAAACAAAAGGCCGGCGGTGTTTGCCAATTCTCATGGTATTGCGAAGAAAGGCCTAAGGCAATATCACAAGGTATGGTCTTGACAAATAGCAATAACTCGTTGTATAATGACATTAGAAATTTAGCCATATATGTTTATGCTAACTATGAAATGCTTGATGACCCAACTAAAGGTGCATTGTTCTATCATGCGGATTATGTTTCACCCGGTTGGCGAAATATGGAAAAAACGGCAGTAATTGGCAGACACATTTTCTATAACAGAAAGGATTTAAAAGGTATATGAACACGAAAGTATCCGACTTAATTAAAATAGATTCTACATTTATTGTTTGTTTGACTTTGATTTTTTTGGCATCGATTGCAGGTCTAAGTTACTATTACATTACAGACCGAACATTGATGGCATCAAATATTGATAGTGCAATTGCTAAAGGTATTGACCCACTATCTGTTCGTTGTTCATATTCAAAAAGTGAAGATTTGATTTGTGTTGCATTTGCGGCTTCAGCACAATCACATAATGTAGCACCAACCGCTAAAAAATAATTGAAGGAGTTTTATTATGGCAGTTCAGCAGTTAACCATTAACCAACTTTCACAACCTGACCGTGAAAAGTTGTTTAAGATTGTTAAAGAATGTTCCGATTCTCTAACCAGAATCGAAGGTGAGAATGACTATATTAGGGAAAGCATTGCAGAGACTTCAAAGCAAATGCAATTGCCTAAAAAGTTAGTTGCGAGGTTGGTTAAGGTTTATCACAAGCAAAACTTTGATGAAGAAGTTGCTGTGCATGAACAATTTGAAACTTTATATGAATCGGTGGTGAAATAATGTCTCGTTATACTTTTAAATGTGAACACTTTGATTATAGCAATCCTTTCAATCCAGATGAGAAGATTGCTTCTACAATTACACAAGAGTTTCGTGCAGAATCTCTAAATGATGTTTTGGAAAACTTTGAAATGTTTTTGCGTGGTTCTGGATTTTACTTTGAGGGAGTTGTAGATATCGTTGAACCAGAGGGAGACAAACCCGATGCTTGGATTGCAGATGTTGGTGAGAAACCTACATCAGAGGAACTTGCACCTAACCAAGCTTGGGCGGCAACAGTTCAGTCTTTAATGAATCCACCAAAGTTTCGTGCCAATGCTTGTGAAGTTTGTGGGCTCGATAAGAAAATGATGGAGAGACACAATTGTTACGATGACAATTGCCCTGTTTACGCACCAAAACAAAAGATTGCTGAGGGTTCTTAATGCCAACAAAAGATGAAATGGCCAAGTTCGCCAAAGCCATTGACGCTCTTGTTTCTAAGACCGATTACAACTATATTGAAGCGATTGTAGAATACTGTAAAGAGACAGGACTCGAAATCGAAGTGGCGGCAACATTAGTAAATGCTAACTTGAAGTCTAAGTTGGAAAATGATGCCATGGACAATAACATGTTGAAAGAGAAAAGTTCTCGTTTGCCATTATGACTGGTTATGAAGCGTTTAGTTTATATGAATCTCTAAAACTGCACTTCAACAAGGACTCTTACGATTTTTTCAAATACAACGGTAAAACAAATATAACTGTTACCTCATTTGAGAATCGTAAAGACAAATACCATTTCTACAAACTATCTCGGAAATATTCCGATAAAGAGGAACTTACCAACTTCATTATCTCCAATCTAATTGTAAGTGAACGATTGTGGGTCGGAGACTTGTTAAGTGAAGATGCTGATATCAGATACAGAGAACGAAAAAAAGTTCTCCAAAGTCTTTCCTATGTGTTTGAGAATGATTGTAAGTCTCTATTTGAAAGTGTAAGTGACCCGAATGAGGTAATCAAAACAGAAGGTGATTACCCGGTACTGCTGACAAAGGCATTACGAAAAGAGGTGTCAATTGAAACGATTATCATATTGGACAAGATACTAGGTTTCTTGCCTATGTGGAATAAAAAACTTACAGACACGGTAAGATGGCCTGAATATCATCGAAAACTTATCAAGTATGCCGCATTTCTTCCAAATGATGTAGTAAAATACAAAATGTTATTGAAAAAGGTTTTACAATGAAAAAATTATACCTTGATATGGATGGTGTTCTTTCCGATTTCGAAGGTTCGTTTTCTGGTCACTATGGACCTGAAACACTAAAAACCCGAGATAAGAAACTGTGGACAGAAGAATGGCCTAACTTCATTTTGGAGAAAAAAGGTTTTGAACATCTACCTTGGTGGCCAGGTGGACAAGAATTGGTAAAGTTTGCCAAAAATCTTGCATTGCAGGGCATTGAAGTTGAAATTCTTACTTCATCTGGTGGTGAAAAATACCACGAAGAAGTTAAAGAACAAAAGATTGCATGGTTGAAGAAAAATGGTATCGCATTTAAACCGAATGTTGTGCCTGGTCGTAAACATAAGAAAGATTATGCGGGACCTGGTGTCGTTTTAGTTGATGATACCTTAGATGTTATTCAATCATTCAATAAAGCAGGCGGTATCGGCATACATCACAAAGATATAGGCGATACTATTGAAAAACTTAAAATGTTGCTTGCTTGAACACTAAATATAAGCTTATATTATGTTTATGTGGATAAGTCGTTTATATACCGTTAATACTCCGTTTATACGAAAGGAAATACAATGAGTAGTTTTGCAAATCTTAAGCGTGGTCGCACAGACCTCGCCAAACTCACAAAGGCTATCGAAGCCACCTCCCAATCCGCTGAAAGCGGTTCTAAAGAAGATACCCGATTCTGGCAACCTGAAGTAGATAAAGCAGGTAATGGCATGGCTATTATCCGTTTTCTACCCGCACCTGCCGTTGATGGCGATGATGCATTGCCTTGGGTTCGCACCTTTAGTCACGGTTTTCAAGGACCAGGCGGTTGGTTTATCGATAACTGCTTGACCACTCTAAATGAGAAGTGTCCAGTTTGTGAACACAACAATACATTATGGAATTCTGGCATCGAAGCGAACAAAGATATCGCTCGTAAACAGAAGCGTAAACTTTCTTACATTGCAAATATTCTCGTAGTCTCTGACCCTGCCAATAAACAAAACGAAGGTCAAATTCGTTTGTTCAAATTTGGTAAGAAAATTTTTGACAAGATTACAGAAGCAATGAATCCTGAATTCGAAGATGAAAAGGCAGTCAACCCATTTGATTTGTGGGAAGGTGCTAACTTCAAGTTGAAGATTCGTAATGTTGAGGGTTATCGTAACTATGACAAATCAGAGTTTGCGGAAGTATCTGCACTCTTTGGTGGTGATGATGAGAAACTTGAAGCACTTTGGAAATCTGAACATGGTTTGAAAGAGTTTACTGAAAAGAAACAATTCAAATCTTATGAACAGTTGAAAACACGCCTCGACAAAGTTCTCGGTTTTGATGGTGCTGCACCTGCAACAAAAACTAAAGCCGCTGATTCTGTCGTTTCATCTATCAAAGATGAAGATGTTTCAATGATTGATAAGTCGATTAGTGATGATGAAGATTTGGATTATTTCAAATCCCTCGCAGAACAAGATTAAGTAATTAATCTCTTTCTTCCAACCCGGCCTTGCGCCGGGTTTTTTATTATGCCACTCTGGCAGTTAATACTTGAGCAGTAGATGGTGCAGGTGCTCTATTTGGATTGCCTGCTGATGCAACTTCTGTTTTCTTGACCACTTGATTATTTGTAACAGGTGCATTGACAACAATTGGTGTTTGAGGTTTCTGTTGAGCTCTTTGGTCAGCGGCAACACTTGCAGATGCGGTTGAGATATCAGAACCTTGTGCTTTCGGTGTTGGTGATATCGATTCTGTTTTACCAGAAGATACATCGGTTGCTTGTCCTGTTTTACCTGCAACTGCAATTGGCGCACCTGGTTTGTTAGGGTTATCAGGTGTTGGTGCGGCACCATTTGGTTGCACATGCCAATCTTCATTTGGTACAGGTCGAATCAGACCAAATGATTCTAACCAACCAGTAGGTTTGTCTCTTGGTCCTGCCAATACATTAAGACCTTCTGCACCTTTTGAATTAATGTCAACTGCAAGGCCTTGTAAGTGTTGACTGCCACGACCTTTACCGAGAGGTGGCATTGGTTCTGCAACTTGTTGGCGTGTCTTAACAACATCACCACCATTCGCAGCAAGTGCTTTATCGAACAACTCTTTTTGTTTCTCATTACTACGATAACCAGAAGTGACAAGTAATGTTTTTCCTGTCTTTGCTTTGAAATCTGCGGCCATTGCAGCAACTCGTTTTTCAAACTCAGATTGGAAACCACTCATGTCAACACCAGTTTGTGTTTTCACTAATGATGCAAGTGAACCACCACCTGGTACGCCACCACCTGCAAAGATTCCAACTTTCTGTGATTCAACACTCTTAGGTGCTTCTGCTTTGATTGGTGTTGGAGTACCACCGCCGGCAAAAATGCCTGTTTTCATTGCTTCGACACCACCAAGGCCATCACGAATCATTGCAACAACTGTCTGAGCACGACCTTTAACTTGTTTGAACCATTGACTATCTGTTAGTTCTTCAGCGGCTTTACTAAAGTCACCTGATGCAAGTGCGGCTGAGGCATTTTTAAATTTCTTGTACCATGCACCACCCATATTAAATGCTAAGTCAATTAATGCACCACGACCTTTTTCATTTGCCTTATCATAACCAGGTCCTGCTTCTGCCTGTTTTTTATGTTTTTCATAATCTTTGGCAAACAGAGCATCAATTTCTTCCATTGTGAACTCTCTGTTCCATTCAGGTGGTAGAGTTTTACCGTCACCAATTAAGTGACCAACACCAACTGTCCAAAGACCAAGAGAATCTTTATATGGTCTTGTTCTCACACCTTCATGTTTTTTAATCATGTCCATAATCCACTTATCGTCACCTGTTGGAGTAGGAACTTTAGGTGGTGCGGCTTCTTTGGTTGGTGTAGTAGGTGGTTTTGCGGCAGGTGCTGCAGCTGCAGGTGCTTCTCTTACTGGTTTTCCTGCCGCAGCTTTTTCTTCTGCAACTTTTACTTCTTCTGCAACAACTCTCGCAGATTTCTTTTGCAGATTCATTCTTTCACGGACAATTTCATCTTCACCCGTGTATTGTGCATTTCTTTCTGCTATTTCAAGGCGTCTTAATTCTTCTCGTTTTCTTTGAAGTTCTTCTTCATTTTCTTTTCGAATTCTTTCCGCTTCTTGGTCAACAGGTACTTCAACTGTTTTTGGTTTTGGTGCGGGACCTAAAAAGTATTCTTTAACTACATTGAACTTTTCTGCGAACCAAGTTGTAAATTTATCAAAGAAGTTCGATACTGCATCTGCCACAGGTTTGAAGAAATCGACAACTTGGTCCATAAAACCCGCAACCATGTCTTTGTCGATAAGACCAAAGGTAAAGAAATCTACAATCTCTCCAATACCACCTTTAAGTGCTTCCCAAATAGAACCCGTTTCTTGCCATTTTTCCCATGCGCCTGTAAATCCTTGCCACAATGTTGTAATGATTAATGCGGGTATTGCCAATCTTCCCAAAACTCTAAGAATGTTTTTTGGTGAAAAGACTGTTTTCATTCCCTTCAGTAGGGTATCTTTTAATTTTTTAGGAGACAGAGCATCGGTAATTTTTTTACCAAATTTACCTTTTTTGAACATGTCGCCTAAGTTGCCAAATAAACCACCATCTTTTTTATCAGCGGGTTTTTCTTTAACGACTTGTGGTGAATACTTTTCTTTTTGGACTTCAAGTTTCTTTTCTAATTCACTTGCCTTTAAGAAGTGCATGTCCGCACCAGTAGATGCGGTACCACCACGCATTTTAACTAACTTAGCAATATTTTGCCCAGCAACATTCAAGTCCCTTGCCATCGAAGGAACTGATAAGAAATTCTTTGCAATAATCTTTAGAAAGATTACATTATCTGAAGATGATTCTTCTTTTGCGTTAACTGGACTTGGTGACATTTTTGGCATATTATGCTCTTGCTAACATGAGTGCTAGAGTATTGTCATAAACATCAGGTAACTTAGATGGTGCATTACCACTTGCAGATTGAGAATTGTTCGTTGTTGGTGCATTAATCATCGAACCTACATCAGCAGCAGATTCCATTCTTTGTTCTTCTGCAACTTGTTGTGATGCTGCGGCTAAATCTGCACCAGATTGCATACCGCCACCAGAAATAGGACCAGGTGCACCTTCTTCGGTTGGTGCTGATGCTAATGATGCACCACCGCCACCCCCACTCGCAGGTGCGCTTAACTGACCACCACCTGAAGAACCACCAGGAATAGAAACACTACCTGCCGCCATTCCGCCACCTGAAGATGGACTTTGTGCGGGTGTTGGACTCATACTTCCACCACCAGATGGACCAAGTCCTTCTGCACTTGGTTCGCTTGCAGGAGTTGCATTTATGTTTAATGTTGCAGAAGCGTTTGCACCTGTTGCGGTACCTGCTTCTTTTGGTGGTGCTAAACTTTGTTGTCCTGTCGCACCATTAAATGTAATTGTCGCAGACCCGTCTGTACCTGGATACTGAATGATTGAACCTTTGTCAATCGCACCAACTTTTAAATCTAATTCTTTTTGATTGTCGGCATTAAATGTGATGCCTTTGTAATTGAAATTTCCACCTGGTGAATTATACAAGACACCATTAGGTAATTTCAAAGATATGCCACCGACCTTTTCGACAGTCTTTGCTTCTCCAGATGCCGCAGAAGGTGCTGCAGGTGGTGGAGATGCCGGTGCAGTTGCGGTTTTAGCACCTTGTCCTTCTGTTTTCTTTTTATCTTCTTTCTTTGTTACTTCAGGTTCTTCACTTCTTGGATTACTCTTAAATGGATAATACGGTCCAACAGAACCAAGAGAATAGACGGTGCCTGTAATTGGATTTTTAATTGAACCAAAAGATATCTTAGGAATGCCAAAATTATTGACAATCCAATCTTTCATCGTAGTAATGACACCAGATATTGTGCTTATGATTGGGTCTAAAAATTCACTTACAGAATCGAAAAGACTTTTTATCGAATCTTCACCAAAAAGACCAAACGAAAGAAAATCAACAATCGCACCAAGACCGGCAATGATTGCATCTTTTAGAGAACCTGTTTCTTTCCACTTGTCGAAAGCGGCAGTAATGCCTTTGAAAAGTGAAATGAATATAGTTGCAATTACAAATACTTTTCCAAGTATCTTTAGAATTGCACCAGGACTGAATAAGGATTTGAGACTAGAAAAAATACCACCTTTGAAGAAACCCATGATGGTATCAAGTATACCACCACCTTCTGTTTTCTTTTCTTTACCTTCTTTATCAACTTGCTTTGGTGCGTATTTCTGTCTTTCTGCTTCGAGTTTTGCTTCTCGCTCATCTTCTTTTAAGAAAAATCTGTCGGCACCTTCACGAGCTTCAACTTGGTCTTTTTTCTTTTTGTCTTTGTTGTAGGCTTTTGCTTCAATCTTTGTTAACTTAACGATGTTCTGTCTTAGAACATTTAAGTCACGGCTCATCATGTGGAATGATAGAGCATTCTTTGCAATGATTTTTAGATAAGTGGTTGCATCACCACCGCTTACACCATCACCACCTTTTGAATCACCTTCTTCTTCAACGCTTTCTTTTCTTTTTTTGTTAAGTCTACCACGCATGTAAGCGGAGAAGATATCATCTCCCTTAAACATCTCCATGTAAACTTTTTTACCAAATCTCTTTGGACTTGCGGCTCTTTTAATATCCTCTTTTACATCAGACATACCGCCTTTGACTGCCTCAGAAATACTTTCACCAGACTCTAAACGACCTTTGAGTCCTCCGCCACCTGACTGAATTTTATCTTTTAATTCTTTAGCCGATTTGTAACCAAGTTCTTTGGCTAGAACATCGGCTAATGATTTTGGTTTATCTGCCATTTAGTGTTTTTTTCTGGTTTGTTTCTGCAATTCAATTCGTTCTTTTTCTTTTTTCAAATAGTCTGCTAAGAGACCAACATAGATGTTTCTTTCCCAAGGCAACATGTTTTCAAGTTCAGTCAAACTATACTTGTGATGCTGCATTAAAGCAAAGTTCGTCTGATAATAGTTGCCTAATGTATCATAACGAAATATTAGACGAAAAAATTTTGCAGACCCTTTACTGTAATGTTCTCATTGTATCCGCACTTTGGACATTTGAAATCAAGGTCTTTTTTAATTTCAGGTACTGTCTCAAAGAAGTTCTTAATTTTTTCCAAATCTTTTTGTTGTAGATTGTCCACAAACTCACGAATCTCCTCACGGGTAGAATCTTTGGTGTAGTAGATGTTTTCACTATCGTAAATGTAATCAATACAATCAACAAGAACTTCTAACATCACCTCGTTCTCATCCATTTCTTCATACTTCTCAATCAATTCGAAAGTTGGGTATTTCAAACAAACGCCTAACTTTTCAGTAATCATAAACTTGTTCGTATGTCCTTCGGTATGTGAAGGTTGGACTTCAAGTAGATTCAATTTGAAATCTACTGTGCCACTACATTTCTTATCTTCACCTTTTTCGTCTTTGACCATGTTGTTGCATTTGTATTTCAAGTCAACAACTTCTTCAACAGAACGGGCTCTTAGATTTAAGAACAACCATTCAAGGTCAAATGTGGGCAAGTTATCAATGTCTAATTCATCGATAACACAATTCTTCAATACTTGACGAATAACACGAATTGTTTCTTTTGGATCCTGTGATTCGGATGCCATCAAAAATAACTTCTGTTCTTTCACCAAGAATGGGCGAATTCGAACTGTCTTTCCAGAAGAAATCAGTTTAATCTCATATACAGGTACATCTAGTTTTGGTAAAGCCATAATATCCTCGCTTAGTTAAATTTTATAATGCACGACCAAGTGGTAGAATCCTTGAAAGACCCGAACCAAAGAGTGCTGTTGCAGCAGCGGCAAGGTCGTAAGTGCCTTCGTAAATTGGTCGATATCTTTGGTATGCAAACTGCACCGATAAACGGTGAAAAGAATCTTCAGACCAACTTAACGACTGAGGTGCAACTCCAATTGGAAATGCATCAATCAATTCTACTGCAAAAATCTGTTTGATAAAATCATCGTATTGAATGATTTTAATGTTTGTCATATAACGAGATTGTGCGCCTTTTGGAAATCTCAAATTGTTTGTATCAGAAGGATGAATTGCATCAATCCAACGGTCAAACAATTTTCTTTCAGAGAAATCATTGGTACACAAAAATGTTAATGTTGTGTCGCCATACTGGCTATTATATGGAACTTTAAAGGTAGGTCCATAAATTTTTACATCGGCAGTTTGTAAAGTTCTGCCTGGTAATTCTGCGGCTTCACATTGTAAAGCCAAATAACGGGACATAGATGAATTCGATGTTCGTGATTGTTCATCTTGAGCGCCTTGACGACCAAATGCAGAACCAATTGCATCCGATACATCAGAAAATACCGAGTTGGGAAAATTCAAAATCTTTTCGATGATTGAATTACCAACGAAACTGTTGATGTATGGTGGAATAGGCAATACGACTTCAAACCTTGAAGGTTTTGCTAACCCATCTTTTGCTCTAATATTAGAGAGAAATAAATTTGGTGAAAATGACATTAAAATTTCTTCCGAGAATCTGCGTAAACTTTACTTGTTGATGCGCCGACAAAACTTTCAACGGGTAACAGAGCGGCAATGTCCCATTCATCGGCAGTTATTTCTAAGAACCGAGAATCAATGTGACTAAACAAATATCTTTTAATACAAGGCGTTGCTTCAAATATTCTTGAGGCTGCGGCCAAGTATTCGTAATTAATACGCAATTTTGTTTTATCATCAAATCTTTTATTTGATGCCACTTCACTTAACTTATCCAAAAGAATGATGCGCTGCTTTGGGTGAATGTAGTGCAAGTTCAACCCTAAAAAACCGTCTGGGTAGCGTTCTATTGGAATCACCAATGGAAACCTGTCGTAGTATGGCAGCGTATCTTTGTGCTTTGGATCGTAAAAATAAAAATACATGCGACCAATAAATGACTTTTCACGAAGCCTTTCCCTATCTCTCATCATTGAGGAAGGTGTAGGTCGTAAGTCTTTTACTTTCTTTTTCAACCATTCTCTGGCTGCGTTTGACCTTGGCGCAAGTCCTTCTTTCGCCAATGATGCTTGAATTCTATCTAATAGTGTCGCCATTAGGTTATTTATCTCAAAGTCCCAATTCTTTTTCGGTCACTAACTGAAAATGCCATCCATGTTCCTTACAAAATAAATCGGCAGCTTTCCATTTTGCTTGATTCACGGCATATGTGGCAACTTCTGTTAGGTATCTTTGGGTCTTGCGTTTTTGCGTTGGCATCATGGTCTGCTTATACGGTTTCACTTCTAAGATTGAAGTCTGCTCGGAGCCATCTTTCCGTTTGGTCCTGACGATGAAATCTGGAAAGTAACGATGCACTCTGTTATCGACTGGCGAAACATAAGGTATGGGCAATTCTTCCGATGCCCACCATAAGACGGCAGGGTTATCATCCAAGTATTTCATTACCCTCAGTTCCCAATTAGAACGGTAGATAATGTTAGCCGGATTGCCCTTGTATTTGTTTGGGTTTTTTGGTCGAAACCATCCTTTGTATGACATAAATATTATCTATCTAACTCACAGGACAAATATGGCACTTTTTGGATTTTCCGATATCTCTTTCAATAAAGGACCTGCTACAAGAAAAGGACCTTTAGCACCACTGGTTGGTAGCCAATTTGAAAGAACAACACTTCGTTATCCTTTAGATATTGGTAATTATGACAAAGGACATTATGTTGTATTCTATGTCCGTGAACAAAAAGAAACTTCATTTGCATCAAGAGCAGTTTCTGGAGATGCGGCCACTTTTAAAAATACTGGCGGTGTTTCAGTTAAAAATTTAGGCGATGTGAATGGCCTTGCTGCAAAATTTGGAAATGAAATTTTAGGAAAAATTAATTCAGGTCTTTCACAAATCAATGGTGTGACAGGCGGTGCATTGGGTGGTATAACATCACAAATTAGTGCGGCCGCAAGTAAAGGCATTTCTGGTATCACATCAGGTATTACGAGTAGCGTCAACAATATTTTTGGCCAATCAAATATAAAATTTGGTGGCAGTTCGGCAGAAACTCAAGCAGTTATCGACAATTCAATTAAAAGAATTACTGGCGGCAGTCTCGCATTTTTAAGAACAACAAGACTGACTAAAGATGCAATCGCACTTTATATGCCAGACACTTTGAATTATACTTATTCACAATCTTATGACCAGTTAACTTTAGGTGAAGAATTGGGCGGCCAAGGTATTGCAGCTGCGAAATCTGTTATGGACGCCTATCAAAGTGGTGGTTTTAATGCGGCATCAGGTGCAGCTGCGAAATCTGCGGTTGAAGTTGGTACACAAAAAGTTGGCCAAGCAATCGCAGGTGCATTAGGTTCTGCACAAACAGGGCAAGCAATTCTTGCCGCAACAGGTCGAGTTCAAAACCCAATGTTAGAAATGGTGTATAAGTCACCAAACTTCAGAACATTCCAATTCGACTTTGTTTTCTATCCAAGAGATGAACGAGAAGCTCTTGAAGTTCAAAGAATTATTGAGAGACTTCGTTTTCATCAAGCACCAGAAATTATGAAAGGTGCAGGCGGTTTCTTAATCCCACCTTCAGAGTTTGATATCAAATTTTATTACGGTGGTGGAGAAAACCCAAACATTCCACAGATTGCGACATGCGTATTAACTAACTTTGATGTAAACTATGCACCAAACGGATTCTCTGCATATGAAGTCCCTGGTGAAAACAAACCAAACTTAGGTCGCACAGGTATGCCAACATCGATTCAAATTACAATGCAATTCCAAGAAATGACTTATCTGACCAAAGCCGACTTTAGAGAAGATTTGTCGAATTCTGACACATTGGCAAGAGGTAAATAATGGCGAAATATTTTAATTATTTTCCAAAAACACTTTACACTGCCAACAACCGAACAGGTGGTCTTGATACTGTAACAAATATCATTTCACGCTTTGGTTTTGAATCGTCACTCAAAAACAATTCTGCGGCATTTTACAAATACGATATACAAGAGGGTGACACACCTGAAATTATTGCGGCAAAATATTACGACAATCCTGAAAGACATTGGATTGTTTTAATGTTCAATGACATTTACGACCCACAATGGGACTGGCCTCTGCAATATAAATCGTTTATTGAATATGTTGATAAAAAGTATTCTGCACCAGAGTATGCAGATACCGCAAACACATCCGTATCAGGTTTGTCTTGGGCAATGAATGTCAATAACATTCAATCGTATGTTAAAGTGGTTACAAGAACCAACTCAGATAATGTGTCGATAGTTGAAAAATTAGATGTTGATGCCAATACATATGCAAACATTGCCGTTACAACTGCAAATTATACGCTACAAGACAATTCTACAATCACTCAAAAAATAACAAAAGAAACCAAATCTTATTATGATTATGAGATGGAAGTAAATGAATCAAAAAGAAGTATCAAACTTCTGAAACCAGAATTTATTCCTGATGTTGAGAAAGAATTTAAAAAGGTAATTAAAGAATGAGTTTCTCAGTAAAAAAGTCCACACAGTTTAAAATCAATGAACTGGTGGTCGTGACGAAAGCCGGTTCTATCGATGTGTCTGGCATCTATGAAGAATTGAACCTTTTCGATTCTATTTTATTGCCTGTAATGAGTGGGAGTATTTTGATTCGTGATTCTGTCGGACTTTCAGGTAAGTTATTGTTCGATGGTTCTGAAAGTATTCTAATCGATATCGTCAAAGACCAAAGGTCTGATATCGCAAACTTCCGTAAAGCATTTAGAATTTACAAACAATCTGACCGAAAGGCAGAAGGTTTGAATAGTGAATTGTTTGTTTTGAATTTTGTATCTGACGAATTAATCTTTTCAGACCAACAAAGAATTACACAATCATTTGAAGGCACATATTCTAAAGTTGTTGAAAAAATTCTTATCGATTACCTAAGAGTTCCTAATAATCAAGTTGGTGGTATTTTTGAACCTACAACGGGTATTCGTAAACTTGTTATTCCAAACTTAAAACCATTTGATGCAATTGAATGGTGTGCAAAAAGGTCCGTAGACCAAAATCAGGCACCAAACTATATGTTTTTTCAAAACTTAGTTGGTTATAACTTTGTATCTCTCTCTAAACTTCTAACACAAGACGATTTATTGAATGTTAAATTTGAACCAAAAAATCAAACCAAATCAAGTGCATTGTTAGAATTAAGTACCGCAAGAGCATTAGAAGTGATTGCACAAACAGACATGATTGAAAAAACAAGGTCTGGTGTTAACGCAGGTCAATTTATTGGTTTTGACCCATTGACAAGAACAACTGCCAAGAAACAAATTGGATTTGCCGATGTGTTCAATAGTATGAAACACGCAAACGACAACCCAAATCAATCTGTAATTACAAACAGAGCCGGCGTTTCTGCAACTGAAGCCTATGATGCAAAGAAATCTATGGCATCTATGGATGCTGCCAAACAGTTAAGCAATTATATTAAAAAAATGGATCCAACATCCATTTCAAAAATCGATAACATTGAAAACTGGTTGTTTCAAAGAAAAGCAATCATCAATAATCTAATGAGTAAGAGAGTTAAGTTGGCAATGCCAGGTAACTTTCAATTGACTTCAGGGTTCAACATCAATCTTCAAGCACCTAACTTTGGTAAAAAAGAAAAAGGTGGTGACAATGATGACCCAAGTTTAAGTGGCAAATACATCATTGTTGCTTCTCGTCATATTATTGGGTATGATAAACACGAAACCGTAATTGAGTGTGCAACAACATCAACAAATAATGAATTTGTTCCAGTAAGCAATCCAGAACAAACATCGCAACTATTGAATTATTAATATGGATGAAAATAAAAAAGATTTTGCAGGTGCGGGTGGGTTCGTATGGTGGATTGGATTTGTTGAAAACAGAGATGACCCACTAAAACTAGGTCGTCTGAAAGTTCGATGTGTTGGTTGGAATGCCGATAATAAAATGCAATTGCCAACTGATGCACTACCTTGGGCTCAAGTTGTATATCCAGTAAACAATACAAATCCATATTCACCAAAAGAAGGTGACATGGTGTTTGGATTCTTTATGGATGGTGAAATGTCACAACAGCCTGTTGTCATTGGTGCGTTTCCTAGTATTCCATTGAAGGCCGCAAATGTGCAAGAAGCATTTAGTGACCCAAGAACTGCATCCGAACTTGCTTCTGCACCTAGAAGTCCAGAATCAAAAACATACAATACAGATGGAACAGGCATCGTAATTACCGAGAAATCACAAGCAAGTAATTACCCGCTCAACTTAGATGAACCATCAACATCAAGAATTGCAAGAAACGATTCTGACACGATTAACAAAACATTCATCCAAGAACGAAAAGACAATGTAGTAACTGGTGTAGAAACTTTCAATTCTACATGGGATGAACCCGAAACAAAATATAATGCCGTTTATCCATACAACAATGTAATGGAAACTGAATCTGGTCACCTTGTCGAATACGATGATACGCCAGGTAAAGAAAGAATTCATATTGCACACCGAAATGGTAGTTTCACAGAATGGTATCCTGATGGTGATAGAGTAGAAAAAATTACAAAAGACAATTACTCTATCATAATGAAAGACAACAATGTTTACATTATGGGTAAGTGCAATATTACTGTTCAAGGTGATGCAGAAATCTATGTCAAAGAAAATGCATGGCTAAAAGTAGATAAAAATGTGACTGCACAAGTTGGTGGAAATGCTGATGTAAATATTGATGGGAATGTTGATGTAACAGTTGGTGGTAACTACAACGAAACAGTTAGTGGTTCTTATACTGTTCGTTCCGACGGAAATATGAAATTCGATGCGCCAAATATTAACTTGAATAGTGGTACTCAAGGCGCAGCTCGTATTGGTGATACTGCCGATACTGGAGATGCAGGAAATGCGGTTGGTTCCAATAAGATTGAAACTGGTTCTTCAACAGTTATCATTGGAGGTTAAGATAAATAGAAGATGGCAACAGTTGACACTAACGAAAATTTTACAAGAAACTTCCGTGACTTGGATTTGAGTTTTAACATTCATCCAGTCCGTAAGGATATCAATACTTACAAAAATGAGTATGCGGTCATCAATTCTATTAAGAATCTTGTTTTGACCAATCACTACGAGAGACCTTTTCAACCAGAACTCGGAAGTAACATTCGCCGACTTTTGTTTGAAAATGTCGATTCAGTCATGGCCGCTCAGATTGAACGAGAGATAGAAGAAACAGTTAACAATTTTGAGCCTAGAGCCGAAATTTCAAAAGTTACTGCGATTGCTGCACCTGACGAAAACAGATACAATATTTTACTGGAGTTTTTCGTCATCAACAATCCAAACCCAATTACAATTAATTTTTTCCTAGAACGGATTAGATAAAAATGGCAGACCGTTTAAGAGTTACCGAACTTGATTTTGATACAA